AATTGGGTCCCTGCTTCAACATTAATCCCAGGTGTATATGCTGCTAATGATGCTGCTGCTGAACCTTGGTTCGCACCTGCTGGTATTAATAGAGGAGGATTAACTCAAGTAATTAGACCTGAAAGGAAGCTTCAAAGATCTGATAGAGATACTTTATACGAAAAGAATGTTAACCCTATAGCTAACTTCCCAGCTACAGGTCCTGCAGTATTTGGACAAAAGACTCTACAGAAAAAAGCAAGTGCTCTTGATAGAGTTAATGTTAGAAGATTATTGATTGAACTTAAGAGCTTTATTGGTCAAGTAGCTAATAACTTAGTATTTGAACAAAATACTATTGCTACAAGAAATTCCTTCCTAGCTCAAGTTAATCCATATCTCGAGAGTGTTCAACAAAGACAAGGTGTATATGCCTTTAAAGTTGTAATGGATGATTCAAACAACACTCCTGATGTAATAGATAGAAACCAGTTAGTTGGTCAAATTTTCATTCAGCCAACCAGAACTGCTGAGTTTATAATACTCGATTTCAATGTGTTACCAACAGGAGCTGAGTTTCCATCTTGATAAAAACTTAAATATATAATATTTATAATAAATTACAACAATGGCAGTACTAGATCCAAACGAAATATTTTTCACACCTTTTGAGCCTAAACAGCAAAACAGATTCATTATGTATATTAATGGATTTCCTAGCTACTTAGTAAAAGCTATAGGGGCTATTACAGTAACACAAGGTGCTATTGAACTTAATCATATCAATATTCAAAGATTCGTAAAAGGAAAAACCAAATGGAGCCCTATCCAGTTTACTTTGTTTGATCCTATTACGCCCTCAGGAGCTCAAGCTGTAATGGAATGGGTAAGATTACATCACGAATCCGTAACAGGTAGAGATGGTTACTCTGATTTTTATAAAAAGGATCTTCAATTTAATGTTTTAGGTCCTGTAGGTGATATAGTATCTGAATGGATTATTAAAGGGGCTTTAATCACTGACTCAAACTTTGGTGAATATAACTGGGATAATGAAGGTGCTATAAACCTTAATATGACAGTCCAGCCTGATTATTGCGTATTGAACTTCTAATATTAATAACAACTATAGAAAGAGAGCGTGGTTTTTCACGCTCTTTTTTATTTTCATATATTTATAATAAACAAATTTTTATAAAATGTCAATTGATAAATTAAAGTTACCTACCGAAGTTGTAGAATTACCCTCAAAAGGTTTACTATATCCTGAAGGTCACCCATTGAGAGAAGGAAAAGTAGAAATGAAATATATGACGGCTCGAGAGGAAGATATCCTTACAAACCAAGCATATATTCAAAATGGTACTATGATTGATAAATTACTTCAATCATTAATAATTACTAAATTCAATTATGATGATCTTTTAATTGGAGATAAAAATGCTATTTTAATAGCAGCTCGTATTTTAGGTTATGGTAAAGATTATGAATTTGCATATAAAGGAGAAAATCAAGTAGTTGATCTATCTCAATTAGAAAATAAACCCCTTGATGAAACTTTATTCACTCCTAGTGTAAATGAATTTTCTTATACTCTTCCTCATACAGGTACTGAGGTAACTTTTAGGTTATTAACTCATGGTGATGAGAAAAAAATTCAAAATGAGTTAAAGGGTCTAAAGAAAATTAGTCAAAATAACCCTGAAGGGTCTACTAGATTAAAGTATATTTTAACTTCTGTAGGAGGAAATAGGGAACTTAAAGATATACGAGAATTTGTAGATAATTATCTACTAGCTAAAGATGCTCGGGAACTTAGAAATTATATAGTTAAAATTCAACCTGATGTTGATTTAACTTTTTTTCCCGACAATGGAGAAGGACCTACTCCCCTTCCAATTGGTCCAAGTTTTATTTACCCTGACATCTGAAGAAGTAGTTAATTATAGAAAAAATCTATTTACTCAAATTCATGAAATAGTATTTCACGGGCAAGGAGGATATGATTGGGAAACTATATATAATATGCCCATTTGGTTAAGAAAGTTTACCTTTAATCAAATTAATGCATTCTATACTAAAAAACAACAACATCAGGAACAAAAATCAAAAAATCCAAACCAAAAAACAATCATAGATCCTACAGGTAAAGTTAAAGCACCTGAGTTTTTAAAAGCCCCTACCTATAAGTAAGGGCTTTAATTTTTTATATTTATAACAAAATTTTAATATGGCTACACCATTAGATAATTTAAGGGATGATTTTAGGGATATAGACCAAACTCTACAAAGTATTAATGCTAGCCTTCAAAATGATTTAGCCCAAATCTTACCCCAACTTTCGGGACCTGCTAAAATTTTAGCTCAATCTTTAGGTAGAGATTTAACTAGAGCTGTTAATCTATCTAATAAATCCTTAAATGATCAAGATAAGATTATTAATAAAATAAAAAATGGACAAAATGCTTCTAAAGATATAGCTAAAGAAATTGAAAAAATTGAACAACAAAGGCAAGTTATCTTAAGAAAAATTGAAGTTCTTGAAAGAAATGGAGTTTTACTTAGTACCCAACAAAAAACTAATTTAACTAACACTCTAGATACTCAGTTAGACATTTTAGGATCTCTTAGAGACCAAAATGAAGAAATGGTTAATAGCACAGGTTTAACTGGGAGATTAGCTGGGGGGTTAGGGGGGGTTTTGAGTAAGTTAGGAATGTCAAGTGAGGTTTCTTCCCTTTTAACAGATTCTTTAGAAGATGCTAGAGCTAGTGGGGGAGGGATAGCAGCTGTAACTAAAAATTTTGCTGGTAATATGATGAAAGCTATTAAGCCTACAGACATATTTGCTTTTCTTATTGAGAAAAGTTTTAAAGCTTTAAAACAAATAGACACAAGAACAGCTGATTTTCAAAGAAATTTAGGCTTAACCAAAACTGAAGCTATAAATTTAAATGATGAATTAGCAGCCACAGCTATATCAAGTAATACAATTGGTGTCAATGTTGACACTATGACTAAAACTATTGGAGATTTAAATGGTGCTTTAGGAGGGACAGCTATTATATTTGATACTGAACTTGTAGAATCAGCTACTTTTTTAAGAGAAAGATTTAAACTATCTGAAGAATCTTTAGCTAATATGACCATGCAATCATTAGCTACTGGTCAATCTTTAGAAAGTCTTAAAGATACTCAATTAGAAACTTTAGTAGCTGCTGAGAAAGAATTTGGGATGAGATTTAACACTCGCCAAGTTTTAGATGAAGCTAATAAAATATCAGGAGCCTTAAGATTGAACCTTGAAAAAGCACCAGGAGGATTAGTTAAAGCAGTAGCTCAAGCTAAAATGCTTGGATTAAATATAGAACAAACAGCTAAAATGGCTGGTAAGTTACTTGAATTTGAATCAAGTATCGAAGCTGAATTAGAAGCTGAATTGCTAACTGGTAAAAATTTAAACCTAGAACAAGCTAGATTATTAGCTTTAAAAGGAGATACAGCAGGAGCAGCGGCTGAGATAGCTAAGCAAGTAGGCAGTTCAGCTGAATTTGCCAAAATGAATGTTATAGCTCAACAATCTTTAGCTGATGCTGCCGGGTTAACAGTTGATGAATTATCTGATGCTTTAAGAAAACAAGAAGGTATAGCTTCTGAAGCTGGTAAAGCAGCTGATAGGACAGCAGACCAAGCTGAGGAAGCTGTTACCGCCCTTTCAGTTCAGGAAAGATTAGCAGGTGCTGTTGAAAAATTAGCAGGGTTGTTAGAATATTCAGCTATAGCAGCCGCTGTTTTGTTTGGGGGAATTGCTGGTTTTTTTGCATCTGGGGGTCCTCTTAATCCTTTTGCTGGTATTATAGCTGTAGCAGCGGGGGTAACCGCTGGGCTTGTTACGGCAGGTGCTTTAGGTAAATTTAGTAAAGGAAATGATGTCCTATCAGAAGGAGGATATGGTAAACGCACCCTTTTAGCCCCAGAAGGTGCTATTAAATTAAATGATAAAGATACAGTAATAGCAGGAACTGATCTAGGTGGTGGAGGAGAAAAAACTTCAACTCCTACAGCTTCACCATCAATAGATTTAAGCCCGTTAGTAGCTAAAATGGATCAAATGAATACTATTTTAAATCAAATTTTGTCTAAAGAAGGTGTTGTTAATTTAGATGGAACTAAAGTGGGCACAGCTTTAACAGTGGGATCTTATAAAATGCAATAATTAAATATTTATAAACATGGCACTACTCGATAAACTTACAACTCAAGGTTCAACATATTCTAATTTAGATGGAGCTGATGGTAAAATTCCTAATTTTAAAGGATCAAAATTACATAATGAATATTCCTTAACAGGAAATCCATTTGTAAAATTTAAACCAAAACCCTCTACTTTAGATTTAAACGGATTAGTTCCTAAAAATAACTATAGAGCTACAGCACCTGAAGGAAGAACTTTCTAAATGCCTTTAGTTGATCTAAAAACAAATCTCAAATCCTTAAAATATGGATTTGATCAACCTAATATGGGTAGTAGTAAGGAACCTTTCATTACTAAACCCATACCGGATGAGAGACTTATTGATACTCCTGACTTTATATTAAGGGATGGAGCATTAAGAAGAGGGGTTGAAGATATTTCTAGGTTAACTAAATTATTTACTACATTTAGAGGGCTTAAATTTATAGCCAACACAAACCTTTTAGCAGCTCAAAATCCCAAAATCCCAGGAGCACCTCGTAACATATATTCTCCTTTAAATACTTTAGCTCAAGTTGGAGTAAATGCTGTAGGGGGCCATTTAAATCTTTTAGGAGAAACTCCCATTGATTTACCTAATATAGATATTAATTTAGGTAATATCTCATTTAATATAGGGGGAGAAAAATATGATACTTTATATAAAAATTCATATTCTCAAGCTAGTTCTAATAGGTTAGTTTTACTTCAAAAATCTAAAATTGGGGAATCTTTTATTATTAATGGCTCTTTACCTCCCCAAGCTCCAGTTTTATTCTTTGGAAGTTCTCTTATTCAAGGAATTGCTTCATCTATTGAAAACATAGTTAACCCTACTTTAAGTGCTGCTGAAAAAGCTAGAGCTAATGATTATGGAGTAGCAGTTAATGATAATACTTTAATCTTAAATTATGAAGGGGGAGCGGGGGCAGGAATTACTGGGTTAAAAACTAAAATTAAAAGAGATTCTTATACTATAGGCAGTGAAGGATATGTCCCTCCTGTTCCTATAGAAAATGGTCAAAATCCTAAAGATTTAAGAAAGCATCAAGTAGGCACTAAAACTATAAAGTATGGTAAAAGTATTGAAGACGGAGAAATAAATGCTACTAAATATTTAGGGGTTTCTAATTTATTCCCTGAAGTAAGGACAGGTATTAATGATAACGGAG